GGTTGCGCGCGACTCTTGTCATTCCTGTGCGAACCATAAGCTGACATCTGCGCTTATACTTATGAGTCAGACCCAGCTCGCCAAAGCCCTTGGCATCAGCCAACCGGCCATTGCCCAGTTTGTGAAAAAAGGCATGCCGACCGATTCCGTTGAGTCCGCAAAGAATTGGAGAGCGACCCATGTCGGCCACCGCCGCACTGGAAGAAAAAGCCAGCCAGCCATCCCGGTCGGACTTATTCCGTCCGGTGATCCGCCGCCCGATCTGGTCGTGTCCGACCAGCTTCGCAACATCGCCATCGAGGACTTCAAGAACGCGACCACAATCCAAGACCGCGCGGCAGCGAGCCGGATGGTCAAGGACACGGAAGATGCGCATGAGACGCGCAAGCGCGATCTGGTGCGATCCGAGCAGGAGGCAAGCAACCTCATGCACCGCGACCAAGTGCAAGCCATCATCGCCGAGGAGGTCGGAAAGTTGCGCTCACTCTTGGAAGCCATGCCTGGGGCCGTGGCACAAGCGGCCAACCCAGCCGACCCCGACCTATCTCAGGGCGCGATAGCCGACTACTTGGAGCAAGTTTTTTCAACGTTAAGCAATACTGGCAATGCGCTGCGATTGGATACCAGATAGCACTGGAACCGCGCGGGCCATGTGGCGCTCGTTGTGGGTTCCGCATCCTCGCCAATCGGTCACCGAGTGGGCCGAGGCCAATATCACCTTCTCCTCGCGCTTTACTTCCGCGCCGGGACCGTTCCGCGTTCGTAGTTACCCATACATGAGGGAATGGCTGGACGCCTTCCACCCTGCCAGCGGCGTCCGGTCGATGGCCCTGCTTTGCGGGGCGCAGGTCGCCAAGTCCACCGCCCTGCAAGTCGGCATGGCCTACCGCCTCGTCCGAGCGCCCGCCCCGGCGCTGTGGGTCTTGGACACCCAGACCAACGCCCAGAGCTTTAGCGAATCGCGCTGGCAAATAATGATCGACGACAACGAGGTGCTGCGCCGGGAGATGCCTCGCAACAAGGACAAGTTCAAGAACCTCGACCAAGCCTTTCAGCGGATGCATTTGTGGTTCATCGGCAGCAACAGCCCCGGTAACTTGGCAGGCCGATCCATTTCGCTTCTGTGTCTGGATGAGGTGGACAAATACAAGACGAAGACTAAGCAAGAGGCCGCCGCCGTGCAGCTTGCTGTCCAGCGAACGGCGTCTTACCCGATGGCCCTTGTCGTGCAGACCAGCACGCCCACCACCGAGGAGGGGGCGATCTGGAGGGCGTGGACGGACGGTGACCAACGTCGCTATTGGGTTCCTTGTCCGCACTGCGCCGAGCTGATGACCCTCTCATGGCCATTCATGAAATGGGACAAAGAGGCCAGAGATTCTGAGGGACGATGGGACTTGCAGCGCGTGCGCTCAACGGCGCACATCGAGTGCCCCAAATGCGCGGGCAAAATTGTTGATTCCATGAAGACCAAGATGCTGCGCGAGGGGCGTTGGATCTCCAGCAATCCTAACTGCCTGCCTGGGCATCGAAGCTACCACCTTTCAGCACTGTATTCCGTCCGACGATCCTTTGGGGTGCTGGCTGTTAAATTCCTGCAAGACAAGCAATCGCTCATGGGCCTGCAAGACTTTGTGAACTCCATCTTGGCCGAACCGTGGGTAGAGGACGCCGACAAGGAGCAAGAGGTCAAGACCGCCGCCAGCGATTACCTTTCCGGGGATCGCTGGCGCGAGGCCGAGTTCTCCGCAATGACTGTGGACGTGCAGGACGCAGGCGGTCGCCACTTCTGGGCCGTCATCCGCGATTGGTCAAAGGACGGACGCTCGCGCGGAAGATTCGCGGGTCGGATCGAAACGTGGGATGACTTGGAAAAGCTCCGGGAGGAAAACGAGATCCGCCCGCCTTGCGTCTTCGTGGATTCCGCCTTCGCCTCGCGGGAAGTTTATTTTGCCTGCTGCCGCTTCGGCTATGTCGCCCTGCGCGGCAGCGACAACGAGAGTTTTACGTGGAACGACGGCGGGCGCAAAGTGCAACGCGCTTACTCACGCCCGGAGCGAGGGGATCCTGCGGGTGGTGGACGATGGGACGCCGGGACGCTCGCACGCCGAACGTGTCCGCTGATTAAATTTTCCGCGCCTACGTCCGAGGATATTTTAGATGCACTACGTCGAACCAATCCGGTGCAGTGGGAGTTTCCGAAAGATTTCCCGCTTGATTGGCACGAGCATATGGCGAGCACGGTGCGGAAAAAACTTCGCAACGCAGTGACAGGTAAGGTCGCGACGAAGTGGAACGTGGTCAAAGGCAAGCCGAACCACCTTCGCGACTGCGAGAAGATGCAGGTGGTCGCCGCCCTGCTCGCCAAGGTCTTGACCCCGCGAACAGAGAAGCCAGCCGCGCAAAACCACGCCATTTGACCGATTTTCGGTTTGTGGTAATCTGCGCAACATGATGGACGCCCAGAAAAAAGATGCGGAGATTGCCGCATTGGTAGTGCAAATAGACACTGCGCGCGCGCCTCTTATTTCACATTGCGCTGCGGCAGAAGAGATGGGCATTAGAATTCCAATGAGCGTCATTGTATCAGAATCGCCCGATGCAGCGCAGTGTTGGTGGGAGTTTCAGCGGATACGACTTCTTGAGCGATGGCAGAAAAAGGAACATCGGAAGAAGGCGCTTTCCAAACTAACGGAAGAGGAAAGAAAGGCTCTAGGTCTATGAGCATCTTCGCCGCGCGGAGTCGTGATAACCCACGACTCCAAGTTCGCTGACCCCGCCGATTTTAACGAGTCGAGCTGCGGCCCAGAACTCCCGCACGACACCGCCGAGGACGTGTTCCTCGACGCGCGGCTTCGTGTCCTGCCGCCGCCCTCGTTCGCCGCGCAAGTCGCTATGCTCAACTGGTGGTCGCTTGAAGTGTTCCGAGAATTTTGGCGCGAATGGGACGCTCAGGAGCACGGCCACGGGGCGAGCCGCACCTTTGGGGATGAGGCGGCGATCCGGCTGCTGCAAGCGTTGACCAACTCGCGAACCCGTCAGACCGCGATGAAGGCGGAATGCTACTTGGCAGTGATCAATCGCAAACCGGAAAGCCAGACCGAGATCGCCAAGAAATACGGCGTGACCAGGGCGGCGGTCAGCAAGGTCATCGTCTCGATCAAGGACGATCTGGATCTGCCCACCGCGCGGCACATGAAAAGTGACACCGCCCGCGAATCATATCGAACCCGCGCACTGCGGATTCACAAAGAAAGAAAATCAAATCTATGCAAAACACCGAACTTCAACTCATACAACCGTCTCTTGACCTCACGATCTGCGTTGATGCAGAAACTTGCGCCAAAGAGCTAAAACGCTGCTCCGACGAAGCCGACCGCTGCGCGGCTCTTGCCCAAGCCGGGGCCGAACTCGCTATCCGTCATGCGTGGAACGCTGGGGCAGTTTGCAACAAGGCCAAAGAGATTTTGCCGCATGGAGAATTTACGGCGTGGCTTGAGGCTAACTCGCAAGAGCGAGGACTTCATACAATGCGAAAGTGGATGAAGTTGGCAAAAAACGATTTAAATCTCCTTTTGATTGAAAACCCACAACTCAAAGGATTGCAGGACGCTTACGTTGCCGCCGGGGTTTTGCCAGAAGCCGAGCCGAAGGCTGAGAGCGGAGAGGAAAAAGACAAACCTCTCTTTACGCTTAACTTCAAAACTCAATACCATCACCCGTCCGAGTGGAGCCGGGATGCCGCGCGAGATTTTCTCTACGAGTTCGACCGCATCGCGAAGTTGGCGATGACGCTCAAGACGGAATTTGGACTATGAATCGCCCATCCGCCACCGTTTCTATCGTTATCTTTGCCTTCGCTGCGCTGGGATTTGTGTGGTCTGTCGAGGCGACTTGTCGAGTCATCCTGCGACTGCTCGGCCTTTGACAGTTTGAGGAAAGCATGGCGCGTTCCGATTTTTACGGCTTACCGACCGCGACTCTGACCGGGTTGCGGGATCAGTATATTGATGCCATCACTGCGGTTGCAACCAACGGCGTGAGCTACAGCATCGGTGGTCGCTCGCTCAGTCGCGCCAACCTGACCGAGATGAGAAACACCTTGGGGGACATCACTGCGGCCATCGACCGCGCAGCCGGAACTCGGCGCCGCACGACCTACGCCTCTTTCAGCGGGGCGAGAACCTAGCAAGGACTGCATGAACCTCCTCGACCGAACTCTCGCCGTAGTCGCCCCGCATCTTGCCCTGTCCCGCCATGTCGCGCGGCAAAAACTGACCGCATTCTCGCGCTTCGATGCGGCGAAAATAAGCAGGAACCGACCAATGGCGCGTATGAATATGCCCGCCGAGCAGACGGGCGGGACAACCGAACGCATCCGGCTGATGAATCGGGCGCGCGACCTAGACGACAATTTCTCCACCGTTCGCGCCATCCTCACTCATTTTGTTTTCCACATCGCCGGGTCACTGTCCTACCAGGCGCGGACGGGTGACAGCGTGCTAGACTCAAGCGTTGAGGCGTATCTCCGCAACTGGTCAAATGACTGCGATATTACTGGCAGGCACAACCTGCTTTCACTCACCCAACTGGTGCTTCGCGCTGTTCTTGTCGATGGTGATTGTGGCGTTTTGGTTGCGCGGGAAAAGGGACAGCTAAAATTGCAAAGCATCACGGCAGACCGCATCGGGCGCGACATCGACCTCAACCAGAGCGACCCAAGCTATGTCGGCGGGATCACGATTGACGAGCGTGGCCGCCCGGTGAGCTATCGCGTCTATCAGAGGAACAGCTCTGGCGCGTATCAAGACTTTGTAGAGCAACCAGCAGAATACTTCTGCCACATTTTTGCCCCGACTCGGCTCGACGAATACCGAGGCCGCAGCGTTATGTCGACCTTGCTCGACGATGCAGCCGACATAAGCGACATCATCGACTACGAAAAGTTGGCCGCTAGGTGGGCCAGCTCTCAGGCGGGTGTAGTCAAGAGCGAATACGGGGCTGACGAGGAGATGGCCAGTGTCCTTCGCGGCGACCAAGACAGCTTCGGCAACGAGATCAAGCTGACGGCATTGGAACCCGGGCGCATTAATTACCTCAACACGGGCGAGAGTATGGAGGTCTTCAAGTCTGGCGACCGCCCCGCGCAGGCGTTCCAGAACTTCGTCCAATACCTTGAGAACCGAATGTGCCGCGCGATGGGCGTCTCCGCTCGCGTGGTATTGGATCGTCCAAGTGCAGGCCCAGAGGCGCGCAAGGATCTCATGCAAGCCGAGCGCACCTTTGATTTCTGGCGCGCGCAGATGGAAAGCCAATTACTTAACAAGGTCGTGCGCATGGTGCTCATGGATGCCGTGGTCAAGGGCGAGCTGCCCAACGATCCGAACATCACACGCGGAGAATGGCAGTGGCCGGGGTCAGTCTCTATCGATGCGGGCCGAGACGCTCGCGCCGACATCGAGCTATGGCGCACCGGCTTGACTACAGCCGCCGAACTCTACGGGGAGAACGGTCACGACTGGGAATCCTCCTTGCGTCAGCGCGCGAAGGAATCCGCTTTCATCAGTCAGCTTGCCATTGAAAATGGAGTGAGCACGGAGTCGATCAGCGGAGGCCAACCAAGTGTAGCAACCGATCCGAACCTTGCGCCGGACGCATCGGCCCCAGCACAAGGCGACATAACATCATCCGCCGACGCCGCGGAATCAGTCGATTCGCTACAGGGAACCGCATTGAACGTGGCTCAGGTGCAAGCCCTGCTGGAACTCGCTCAGTCTGTCGCGCAGGGATTGATCCCCGCAGAAAGCGCAAAGGCCATCGCGTCCGCGGCGTTCCCGCTGATTCCCTCAACAACGCTTGACTCGATCTTTGACGGAATTTCTATCGGGCAGTCCGTGAGCGTGCAGGACGTTACGCAATCCGCTGGATAACATTTAATGGGACGTTGCCTCTAAAGGTCGCTGCGGTGACTGGCTTGCGGGCTTATGCCTGCCGTCCCGCCTTTTTGACAGCTGCCGAAAGGCATGGTCAGCAAAACAGACTTCGCCGCAGTCATCGGCGAGATTGATTTAGAGAACGCCGTCATTCTCGGAGTGAGCGTCATCACTTCCGGCGAGGCCAAGGGCCACGGGATGCTCGTGGACGAAGAGACGCTGCAACAGGTCAAGGCAGCCGCAGAGACTTACACGGGTGGGCTGAAAGTTAAGACCGACCACTTCAGCGGATTCAACCAGATCGTTGGTGCGCTCAAGAACTTCGTCATCGACGGCGACCAGCTGCGCGCGGATCTGCATTTGCTCAAGGCGCACGATGCCACGCCTCGCATTTTGGAGATGGCGACGATCATGCCCGGATCATTTGGTCTTTCGATTTCCTTTAGCGGCGAGCACATGACCGATGCAGCAGATTCGACCTTTGCTCGTTGCTCTGAAATCTATTCCGCTGATCTTGTCGATCAGCCCGCAGCAAATCCGAGCGGGTTGTTTAGCGCCAAAGTTGACAGCAATTATTCTGTCATGACTCCCGAAGAAGTTGCCGCAGCGATTCAAGAGGCTCTTGCTCCTCTCATGGCGGAAGTTGCCGCGCTTAAAGAAGCCGCGACGGCCTCCGATACCACCGAGGCCGAGACGCCTTCCATCGAGATTGAGACTACCGCCCCTCCCGCTGAAGACAAGACCGCGATGAGCGCGCTCGCCACCGAACTCGCCAGCATCAAGGCCATCGTCAGCAACTTCGGCGCGACTCCCGCCCCGGTGAGTGTCGCGAGCGACAAGGCCGCTGACGTTAGCGAGCCTAACAACTTTCAGCAGGCGCTCGCCAAGGTGAAGTCCGAGGGACTCACCGGCATCGCGGCAACCAAGGAAACCATCAACCGCTACCCGACTTTATTTGTCGAGGCGCGCAACAACGGCATCCGCACCCTTTAATTTTATGGCCATCCAAATCGACGGAAACTTCCGCACCTTCAGCTTCGCAACCGCGATCAGCGCATTTCGCCTGGTCAAGGTCAGCGGAGATAGTGCCGCGACTGCGGCCACAAACGGTTCCGCAATCGGGATCATTCAAGAGGACGCCTCCGCGACCGACATCGCGACCGTGAAACTTTTCAACCCGACATTCTTCGCGACTGTCTCCGGTGCTGGCGTTTCCGCCGGGGCCGTGGTTCACGCTATCGCTGACGGCAAGGTTGCCTCCGCTGGCGGCGTGAGCATGGGCTACGCGATCAACGACGGAACCACTGGCGACATCATCGAGATCGCCATTCCCCTGTCTGGCGCAACGACAACTTTCTAACCGAAAACTCTTATGGCATACGCAAACTCCAACGCACTTCCCCGCGCGGAAATCTCGCAAGCGGTTTTCGAGGCGCAGAGCAATTCCAACGCTCTTCCCTTCATCGGCCTGTCGGCTTATCCGATTTTGAATGTCGCCGCTCGCAGCGGTGAATACCTCAAGATCGACGTAGGAACTGGCGAGGTCTTCAACTCGGATGGACTCAAGACTGAGGCCGGATCAAACCGCGCTCGCGTCACCCGCCGCTTTACCTCGGACACCTACGCCTGCTCGTCCTTCGAGCTGGAGGAGCTTCTCCCCGACGAGACGGCGATGGACTTGGGTCGCTACTTCGACGTCGAGGTCGCCTCTGCTTCCTTCCTCAACACGCAGCTGCTGATCGGACACGAGCAGCGCGTTGCCGACATTGTTTTTGGAACCGGCTTCAGCGCGATCAGCGCGACTGCCGCCTACACTGCCGGGGCCACCGCAAACATCGATCTCGCCTTCGACGTTGATGCCGCGCAGGTCGAACTCGCCAAGAAAAACGTGCAGGCCGATACGGTCATCATGTCGCTGCAAGTCTTTAACCGCGTTCGCCGCTCCACCAAACTCCTCACCAACATCTTCGGACTGGTCAAGGCCGACGTTCGCCCAGCGAGCGCGCAGGAAGTTGCCGAGGCTCTCGGAGTGTCGCAGATCCTTATCGGTCGCGCGGCCAAGAACGGCGCGAAGAAGGGTCAGACTTACTCGGGTTCTTTCATCTGGAACAACTCCAAGATCGCCGTTGCCAAGCTCGGAGCCGGGGAGTTCAACTCCGGCGGCGTTGGCCGCACACTGCTCTGGAGTGAGGACAGCCCGACTGCGGTGGTCGCTGAGACTTACCGTGACGAGGCCCGCCGCTCAAACGTCATCCGCTGCCGTCACAACACCTCAGAGAAGACCATCGACGCCTCCTGCTTGGTTCAGATCGACACCAGCTACGCCTAAGAAAACTTGTTCTGTGTTCACTGAAGCCCCGCCTTATGGCGGGGTTTCTGCTTTTTGACACATGGCCTCGGGCAGATCCTATATGCCCAAAATTGCCGTCTGCTTAATATGCGGCAACGAGGAAGACTTAATCTCCCGTTGCCTAGACTCAGCCTTCACCGTCACCGACACCGTTTTTGTTGTGCGCGCGATAGGCTCTGCAACCCCTGACAATACGCTCAGAATCGCGCAGGAACGCGGTTGTCTCGTTAAAGAATACCAGAACAGCGCAGCGACCCGTTCATGGTCTTTCGTGGACGATTTCGCAGCCGCGCGCAATATGTCCTTCGCCCTGGCAATCGACCAGCCGGAGCCGCCCGACTGGCTGATGTGGATGGACTGCGACGATGTTTTGGAGGAAGGCATGGGCGAGGTCATCAAGACCGCCGTGGCCGAGTGCAAGGAGGACTGGATTCTTGCCGACTACTGGCTACCGCAGCACGGGAAACCCGTCCCGCGCGAGCGTCTCTTTCGTCGAGGCACGGCGGCATGGGTCAACGGAGTCCACGAAAAGTGTGTGCCGATTAGCGACGATCCGGCGAGCGAGACGCTGAAGGTCCGCGTTCGCCGCGACATCCGCATCACGCACGACCCGCTTCCAGGTAAGAGCGGCAGCCAGGAGCGCAACATGAACATCCTGCTATGGCGGGACCGCGAGACGCAGCACATCAAGTTTTACCTCCACTACGAAAACTTCCTGCTCTCTCGCAGGGAGGACGCGATCAAATACGGGCTGGAGGCGCTGCGACTGCACGACCTAGACGGGGTCTACCGCTACGAGGTGCTGATGAATATGGCCCTGCTGGCCGAGAAAAACGAGCACGGGCAAGACATGCTTAAGCGAGCGATCAAAGTTTGCGACCATCGGCGCGAGGCGTGGCACTTGCTCGCCCTGCTCCAGATCGACAACAAGGATTACGACGAGGCGATCAAGACCGCAGAGCATTGCCTCACGCTCGCCGCTCCGAAAGTCCCAGAGTGGACCCACAAGCCGGATTGCTACACATGGAAATCTACGGCCACGCTCGCATGGGCGCATCGCGCGGCGGGACATTGGGACAAGGCCGGGGAGATCGAGGCGGCGCAGCTCGCGACCAGCGCCGTCCCGACAATTAGCTTGCTCCACGCGACGCGCGGACGATGGGCCAAGGCGCTCGGCGCGATGAATCTGTGGATGGCCCGAGCGGACAAGCCAGAATCCGTTGAGCACATCTTTGCCATCGACGAAGACGACACCGAGAGCCGCGAAAAGCTCGCCCGCTTCCGCCACGTTCTCGTCCCTGCTGGTGGATACAGCGTGCGAGCGTGGAATGCCGCCGCCAAGCACTCGCGAGGCGCAGTCCTAGTGCAGATCGCCGATGACTTTGAATGCCCCGCAGGATGGGATTCTGCGATCAGGCGAGAGTTGGGATCAAAGGTCGGCGCGCCCAAGGTTCTGCGCGTCAGCGACGGCTGGCGCAACGACGGGCTGATCACGTTGGCAATCGTGACCCGACCTTGGTTTGAGCAGCACGGCCTATTCGACCCGCAATTCCTCAACGTCTATTCGGACAACGATCTAACGAAGCGCGCTGAGGATGCCGGGGCCGTCATCGAGGCCAAGCACTTAGTCTTCCCGCACAATCACCCGATGGCCGGAAAGGCCGAGTGGGATGCAACCTACACGCGCGGCAACGACCTTGAGGAATACAAGCGGGCGAAAGCAATTTACGAAGGCAAGCATGGCAAAGAATAACTTTCAGCCGATGCTCTCGGTGCTCATCCCGACGATCAGCCAAAGATCCGAGGAAGCCAACGCCCTGTTCAACAGGCTAGAGCTACAGTCTGCGCCATACCCTGTGGAGATCCTTATGCTGCGAGACAACAAGCGCAGCGGCATCGGTGAGGCGAGGAACAAGCTCCTGCGCGCAGCATCTGGGAAATATATTACCTTCATCGACGACGATGACGATTTTGCGGATGACTATTTCGAGACGCTGTTGCCCTTCCTGTCCGAGCAAGCGGACGTCATCAGCTACAATCAGCGCGCCGATGTAGACGGGGCCGTTGGCGAGGTTCATTGCAGTCTGAAACACGACAATCTGCCGTTTGTTCCGGGTCAGATCACGCGCAGGAAGCCGTGGTTCTGGTGCTGCTGGAACCGCGAACTTGCCCTGTCTCACGCTGTCCCCAAAGTAAATGAGCGCGAGGACGTTCTCTGGCTTCGCCACCTGTGGGCAGACGCAGAGAGAGAGATCCACATTCCAAAAATCCTGCACCACTACAAATTCCGCAGCGACAAAACGACCCTGCAAT